TACATTATGGTATGATAGCAGAATTACTACAGTTGATTTGCTTGAAACATATGATAATGCAGGTGTGACAACATGGAGAACATTTAGTGGTACATTAACACCAGCGTCATCAAAGCCAACAACACCTGCTTCAGGTGATATATGGATTGATACAACAGACACTGAGAATTATCCACTAATGTACAAATTTAATGGTACAACATCTGTTTGGGATGTTATTGATAAGACAGATCAAACAACTAGCGAAGGTATTGTTTTTGGTGACTTCCGTGCAACAGCATCGGCATCACTAGAATCAGGCGCACCAGTGCCAGCAACATATCCAGTTGGTATGTTGGGTTGGAACTTTATGGCTTCTGGCTATAATGTTAAGAAATATAACTCAACTACTTCTAAATGGGTTAATGAATCCGGCAATAAAATAGCGGGTGATCCATATATGGGTCGTCATGCTACTAAGAAGGTTATTGTTAGAGCACTTGCAGCCGCAATTAATTCAAACCAGGATATCAGAGCAGAAACTAGGTTCTTTAACTTAATTTCTTGCCCAGGTTTCCCAGAGTTAATTGACGAAATGAAAACCTTGCACGTTGATCGTAAGGAACAAACGTTCGTTATTTGCGACGTTCCGTTTAGACTTGCATCCTCTGGTACAGCAGTACAAAATTGGGCAACCAATGCGGCTAACGCGGCAGAGAATGGCGAAGACGCCCTACTAAGTTCAGGTTATGAACTAGGCGTATGGTATCCAGGCGGTTGCTTGGTATCAAATACTGATGGCACAAACGTTGTACAGCCAGCATCTCATATTATGTTGAGACAGATGGCATACAATGATCAGGTAGCATATCAGTGGTTTGCTCCAGCAGGTTATCAACGAGGCCTCGTACAGAATGCAACAAGTGTTGGTTACATTAGTTCTGAACAAGAATATGTACCAGTAACACTAAACCAAGGTCAGCGTGATGTACTTTATACAAATAAAGTTAATCCAATTGCATTTATGCCTAATAGAGGTTTAACTGTATTTGGTCAAAAGACACTTTATCCGTTAACAAGTGCATTAGATCGTATTAATGTATCTCGTTTGGTTGCTTTCTTGCGTAAGCAGTTCGATGATATGGCACAGCCATTCTTATTCGAACCAAATGATACTTACACTAGAGATCAAGTACTAGAAGTATTCAATGGTTTTATGGGAGATCTTATTACAAAAAGAGCAGTATATGACTTCTTAGTTGTTTGTGATGATAGTAACAACACACCAACAAGGATTGATCGTAATGAGCTTTGGATTGATGTAGCGATTCAGCCAGTTAAGGCAATTGAGTTTATTTACATTCCTGTAAGAATTAAGAATACAGGAGAATCATTAACTACATAACGTAGTTATTAACACCCATTAGAAAGGGGCGTAATGCCCCTTTCTTTTTTGGTGGACTTTTGATAAATAACTATAACAGACACTTATTCTAATAGTGAGGAGATAAAATAAGATGGCAACTCTTAATAAATTTGGTATTAATGTCGATGATAGTCAGAGAGGTATTCTACAGCCAAAACTTAAATATAAGTTTCGCGTAGTATTCTTTAATTATGGCGGCGCCGGCGGAGGTCGAGAGTATACACAAAATGTTGTATCTGTTGATCGTCCAAAACTTTCATACGCTGAAGTCCCAATTCATTCGTATAACTCAATTGCATATGCAATGGGTAAGCACGAATGGGCAACAATGACTTGTGCAATTCGAGATGACGTTAGCAATGATGTTGTCGGCCTAACTGGTCGTCAAGTTCAGCGCCAAGTAGATCATCACAACCAAACATCAGCACTTAGTGGTGCAGATTTTAAATTTGGTATGAGAATTGATATTATGACAGGTGCGGCAAATGCAATTTTAGAGCAATGGACTTTGGAAGGATGTTTCTTACAGAACGTTGATTATGACGGCGGCGATTACTCTGCAAGTGAACCATTGATTGTAACATTAACTGTACGCTTTGATAATGCAACGCATTTTGGATCAAACGGCACTGATCAATTGACACCAGCAGGCTTAACCAGCCAGCAGTCAGGTACAATTTCCACAGGATAATAATATTCGGAGGCATACAATCTAATGGCTACCTATATAGATCCAAATGGTTATAAACCTAAAGATGGTGGCAACTCATTTGTTGTAGGCTCATCCGAAGCACCGCGTGTTCACGGGTTTTCAGGAACAAAAGCACAAAAGTATGATTCGGCTCCTCGCTTTAAGAATCAATTTTTTGTACATTTTCAGTTTAGACCTCAGGTGATATATCCGGCCGGACTAGAATCTTTGAAGGGCGTTTCATATAAAGTTATAACATTTGACGCCCCAAAGTTTGAAATCCAAAACGAAACGATGATGCAATATAATAAACGTCGCATTATTCCTACACAGATACAATTTAGTCCGTGTAATATTACTTGGCATGATTCTAAAGATGCTCAGATTCAGAAATTTTGGCAGTTTATCTATGAGTTTTATTTTAAAGATGGCAAAATGAAAATGCCTAGTAAATATGAAATGTCAGCATCTACAAAGATAATTGAAGGCATCGACGCAGGTGCAATTCAAAACCCACTTCCACATACACAGTTTGGTTATCATTTAGGTAATAAAGAAGAATATCCGAACTTGTTTAGTGCAATCTCATTATATCTTGTTGCAAATTTACAATATACTCGTATAGATTTAGTAAATCCATATTTACAAGCATTTAATCATGATTCATTAAGTCAAGAAGATCCAAATACTCTTATGACTTTAACAGCAACCTTTCAACCTGAAACAGTTGTTTATGTTGCTGAAAACCAACCTCTTGATGAGGCCGACAATTTTAATGGAACAGTACGAGCATTAATGGGCATGAGCGATAAAAATACGGCTATTTTTAATCATTATAGTTATGATGATACAATCCCAACTCCAACAAACATACCGAAGAACAAACCTACTATTCGTGAGTCGATTGGCATGGGAACAAACCCAACAGATGGAACACTTGAGGAAAAAATTAAAAGGCGGAGTAAGGACCTTTCGACAACTAGTGGAAAGTTAGATACTATGTTCTCACCAACCCTAACTTCAACTGCTGGTTCGGATTATATGCAATGGTGGCATTTTGGCGATGTTGAAGCAATGGAAGTAATAATTAAGAATATTGGTACTGCTATGCTATCGACAGAATATAATGATCCATTTGGATATGAGCGTGATGTTGCTATACTTCAGAAATTAGGTATTTCACCGCCAATAGCGGTTGACGATTTTTCATTTTTAACGGCGGCCGTGGATAATCTGTTTAAAGGCACGAAGCCGCCACAACATATTGAGAATTTAGCAAAGGCACTGCAAACAGCAGTAGCAACCTCCCCTGCAATTGCATCTAATCCAGCAACATTGGGCGGTAATGCCGGTTCCGTTGATACGCTGCCACCTTTTGCTTTAGAAAAAGCCAATGTTGATGCTTTTGATGATTTAAATGGGCAGTTAGCATCAGTTACTGATCCTGGCGTTGTGCCAAGTGAAAAAAGTACAGATGCTTTAAAAACTGCCGTTCAGAATGTTCAAAAAGGAGCACCAGGCACAGTCGGCCAAGCACTTTCAAATGCTTTATCATATGGTCAATCGTCAATAGCCGTTAATGTGTCAGGCGCACGGGCATCATTGCTTGGTGGAACAGTACCATCTTTTAATGCTCCGGGACTGAGTAATATAGGATTTGGTTCGTTGTTACCGGGAAGTATGGCTGGTTTAAATCAAACTTTGCAGACATTAAGTACAGTAGCAAGTGTTGTAAATGTTGTTGCCGGCGGAAACTCTTTTGGCAAATTTTCAACTGGTGCAAGTACACTGGCAAATGTAGTACAAGGATTATCAACTGGTAATTTAAAACAAACGGCATTAGCAGTTGGTTCGCAAACGCATTTTTCACCAAACGTAGGAAAGGCAATTACAATTATTGATATGGTAAAAGCAAGCCAATCAACGTCTCAAAGATTAGTAGGTTCAAATTTTAATAATAGTGTAGTTTCAAGTTCACGGGGAGCGGCCAAACCGTGGGTCAATCCAGATTCATTAGGTAATAAAACAGTTAATACAACATTGTTAACAACACAAGGAAAACTTGCCGCCACGTCATTTAATAAAACATTCGGCCCGGCCGCATCAACGCAAAATAAAAATATTCATCCTTGGTAAATATTAATATGAGTACACAAATAACAGGAGCAACCGGCTTAGTTAAATCTTTTGGTAAGACAAAAAAGTCTGAGCCAGGCAGTACATTTTTAAGTAATATTAATATGGGTGAAATGCATATTAATGGTGCCGAGTTTGATATTGTTCGCGGTATGCTTGAAGCAGATCACAATGTATCAAGCGAAGTTAAGAATGTTTTAGCAGTTCTTATGTTAGAAGCGGCAAAAGGTCTTAATATTAGTGTTAGTGAATTAATCGAATTGGGTAGCATAAATCCTAATAAAATTAGTATACCAGAAGTAGGTCTCGAGATGATTAATCGATTGAGACCGATTACGAGCCAAATTGGAATGAAAACTGTCAGTGCTAAAGCATCCGATGTTGCGTACATTGACAGGAATATTATTTCATAATGGCTAAACAACCCAATTTTGCAAGAGGGTTATTCACACCTCAAAATCATAAAAAATATGTTGGTTTAAAACAGCCGAGATACAGATCTGGTTGGGAATTGGCATTTATGCGGATGTGTGATGCCCATCCTAATATAGTTAGTTGGGCAAGCGAGCCATTGCGAATTCCATATATTAATCCAATGACAGGACACAAAACAAATTATATTCCAGATTTTGTAATACAATATAGAGATCGGCATGGTAAAGCACATAATGAAATAATTGAAATTAAACCATTTGCCCAGACTACAGAAGAGAGAGCAGGAAGTCAAACAGAAAAAGCAATGGCCTTAGTTAATAAGGCTAAATGGAAGGCCGCGTATGAATGGTCAAGTCAACGAGGTTTACGATTTCGAGTATTAACTGAAAATGAAATTTTTATGAATCCTCAAAAAAAGAAATCTCGTAAACGTAGATAATGTTATATCCATAAATAATATGGG